GAATAAAGCTCTTCCATGGATTCATTTGGTGCTGGTTTTCCAAGGAACTTATTGATAGATTTTGAATCTCTACCAAGTAGAATTTCACAATTATCAATAAGTCCGTATGGACCTGCAGCATTCTCCACTACATCTAATTCTAGGCGTGTGAAGTTTAGTAAAAGGTTGTCCATTAATGGACCACAATTGCCAAACTTAAAGTTTTCAGACTTTTTGTAAAAGTCCTCAACAAACCAGCTACAGTAATTAGTAGTTAGTTCACTTCCTAGCTCACTTGAGACAATATCAAGGTTATTCCTTGATAATATTCTCGGGAGTACCTGTTCAACAAGTTCTTTTTGAACGTAGTAGTACAGGCAGATAACGTAGATATTCCAGAAATGACGATTATCATTATAACTTGGTCCTAAGACCTCAAGACTGATATCATCATAATTCGTGTCGCCTGGTAATAATTCCAGGGCACCTATATATTTGTTACAGAGTAATTTAATCCAATTGGACTTTACTCCTTTCTTGACGATCTTTAGCCAATCAGTGGTGCACAGGTTTTCATTGAAGCCACGTTCTGTACAGACTTTTATGAGTCCTATATAGGAATCTAAATTCTGAACAGATTGTGCAAGATTATTAGGGCTTATGCCAGAATACTCTTTACGGCCAAGGAAAATTCTTTTACAAAACAGTCCTTTTGGACTATTTGATATGAGAGTTTTCTTCAAAGAAAGGGCAAATCCTAAAGACTGAACGATACTAACGTAAGAAGTTGCAACGGACCTCTCCTGGATGGAGTTGTCGTCACCAACGATTTCGTATAGATCGAATTGCCTAATAGGTTCACCTTTTAACCTATACCGGCTTATACTAGTATTTCTCTTGAATTCTTTCTTGAGACTAATTAGGTAGCTTGTTTGGGTTATACAATGGTGTCCCAGAGCTGACAATTCCCACAATACACGGAGGCCCATTGACCCACCTGATCTGTAGAACAATAAAGTTCCACAATCATTGATGGGCAAACGGAATACCGAAATAACACATAATGATAATTCACGACCAAATATTGGTCTAGAATACATATAGTGAAGGTCCCTACCGTAGAGGTCGGTCCATGTAGAATGATCGTATGATGCGTTAAAGCCCGTGATATTGGAATTTTCCATGCACGCTCTAAAACCACCATTTTGATCTTTTGTGTAATCGCCAGTAATGAGTCCAAGTAACCTTTGCAGATGTTTCTGCATTGGCACTAGTGTTTGCTGAATCCAAAAATTTGGAGTTACAGCAATTCTTTCCTTACCATACGGTTCTGGAATGAAATTAACCTTACTTGCTACAAACCGGTTACATTCATTATGATTAGTAATCGAAAATTTGTAGTAACAGAGGTGT